GATCTTCTCTACATCCTGGAATGCTATGTTGCGAGCTACTTCCAGCTCACCGTCAACACATTCGGTGCAAGGTACATTGATCTCTAAAACTAAGGTTACTCTAAATCTTCTTGTGTCCATTTTTCTTTCTCCTATCATATGATCCTATGAAACTCATTCTTTTGTATCGATCCCTCTGATCGATCAACATGTTTGCCCATATGCAGAAGATCATTGACATGACTGCCATGCCTACCATGGCGAATGCCAGCAACTGCTCGACTTGTGTTCCACCAGAAATTTCCATGATTGACTCCTTATGCTAATGTTGCAATTAATATTTGAGGAACCGTGTCCACACAGACACAAGGTTCTTTGCCTACATCGTCTTCACCATTTGCTACATAGATCCATCCACGGCCTTCACATGCCGTACATTTGCGATCTGCGATCATCTGAGCTACCAGGTCGCTGATCTTTACCTTCGTATCCACGATCAGATCATATAGTGGTCCAGCTTCTTGTTGCTGTCCAGCGAGCTGTAGTCCAGTTAAGATCTGTGTTAATTCTTCAAGTTTGAATGTCATAGTTTTCATGATTTGCTCCTTCCTTCTTAAGGATTGGGTGGCCGAAGCCACCCATCCTTCCGTGGCTGTCCTTTCCTAGTTGAGATTCAATTCCTTTAATAAATAGTTTTCAAGCTTTTGATTCGCCTTGATGCGACGGCCCAGATTTGACTTTCCTTGGACCTGGCGATCAATCGCATAATTGATTTGGTTGAACAATCCCCAGCCATTTCGCTGGTTGTTGATCGTTTCCTCTTGCTTGATCTTGTAAGAGGCTGTGTTTCGGATCCAACGGTTCTTTGCCATCGGTCCACTGTACTTCGCCAGGCGAGCTTCTTCAGATACATTCAATGCCTCGAATTTATCCAGGAGATCCAGCTCTTTCTCTACAGTAAGAGGGACCTTGCGAAGGCTTTCCCATGTTGCGAAGTTGTTCTTCTCATAAGAATTCATGACCGACTGGACGATCTCTTGTACTGGGATCACACCAACATGGATCTTACGGAAGTTTACCAGGGCCGTACCAGTGTACAGACCATTTGAGCATACGAATCGGAAGGCTCCGAACATGAAGCTGAAGCTTTTCGATTTGTCGTAGCTGTTCTGAACGATGATCTGTTCCTTAATAATGTCTGGCTGGCCTGGTACTCCGAAATCGAATTCTCGACCAGTGAAGAATTTAGCTACATAATGTTTCCCAGCTCCGTAGCTGTAGGATGTCTTCATGTTGTCAGCACCAAACTTCTCTATAAACGGTGTGAAGATGTCCTGGTTTTGTACTACCGTGTAACGATTTGAAACTTCACTGATCGGAAGACCAGTGCGACCATTGACCAGCGAATATCGCTTGTCACTTAATTTGACCTTCTCTACTGGAAACATGATTTGATCTAGTGCGTATTGGTTCATGATTTTCTCCTTTTTTTGTTCCCCAGTTACTTGTACTCTACCATGGTTCCCTCTGAACCACAGCTTATGCATACATCGCCTTGATTGGATCCTTGTTGAAATCCACAGTGATCACATTCAACGACGGTTATCTTTTTTCCATATTCTTTTTCAGCCATCTTTCCAAGCTCTCCGATCACTTCGCCTTCACCCATTAATGTTTTCGTGGTGATGTAATCCATGTATCGGTTGATCAGATTTTTAAGATTTTTGATTTCTGCATCACGAGCTTTGATGATTCGTAATTTGTAGCAGATTGTGTCTGCCATGCTGTCGGATTCATCATCGCTTTTTGTGATGATGTTATTTATAACTGATTTGAGATCATTGATAAGCTCAACATAGTGGTCGTTTCCTCGGAGCACTTCCTGGGTGTCACTTAATAAGGAAGTGATCAGCATCTCTGCTCCACTGCTTTCGATCATCATCTTGCCAGAGATCGGCATGTATTTTTCTGCTAATTCGATTGGTGTCTCGGCCCATTTCTTGGTAGGTACTAACTGGTAGGATGTTTCGCCTCGTGTTCCTACATATGCTGATCCAACTTTCTTGCCGTTCTTCTCTTCATATGATCCGAGGACTTCTGAGATTTTTTCCAATCCGATCATTTGCTTGATCCCATTCTGAAGCACTTCACTGAGCTGTTCAACATAAAGGTAACCACCAATGTGCTGATATTTGAGGCGAATGGTTTCACCATCTGTCTCGTAAGTGTTTCCGTTGATCTTGATCTCGTAGGTTTTTTCTTTCATCGCTTTTCTCCTTTTTCCGTTCCCCATCTCGGCTCGGCCCTCTGCCCAACCTTCACCTAAAGTATAATTGAAGAAATGCGATCTGTCAATATCTTTTATTGAAATACTTTTATGCCGTTTGTCGTCGGAGGAAAATGACCAGAAAAAATAAATCTTGAAATAAAATTTAATTAATTCCAGGAGCACTCAATTTGTCAAGTTTCGCTACAACGCAATCTGTCAGCTCTTTCATGAAGATCCAGTCATCAACGGTCCAGGCAGTCTTATGGACACCTTTGAAGGTACAGCTTTCCAGCTCACCATCCTTAATAACAAGAGTCGCTTCACGCATCGAGTCTTTATCCCATCGAAAATGGAATATCTCAACATGATCTACTTTCTCTAAAATAACCATGGGCACCTCCTTTCACATAAAGATCACAACAAGATTGATCAAGCCACTGAACAAATAGAATAGGCCTTTAAGCCAGGATCCCTGGCATGCTTCAACAATAGAGGCCAGCAGAAACAGTGTAACAATTATTAAAGGGAACAGCATGTAAATTGGGAACAGTCGTATCATAGTATTTTCTCGCATTCTTGTTTTGGGATGTGGAACATATTTCCATCATCGTATTTATGATCATCACGATATCCAACCTCATGAAATTTTAATTTGTACAAAATAGGATCCTTCAGCCTATGGACATAGATCGATCTTTCTACATCTGTAATATATCCGAAAGCATAAACAATTAGGGCCAGGCAATTGTCTCGGCTCTTCCTATATTGTAGTGCTCGCATCTTGTGATCTTCCAGGAACCATGTTGAATAGCTTTCAAACTTTTTGTTTCTGCACTTCACTTCAAAGTGAGCGAAGACTTCAAATTCATCAGTAGAAGAATCTTCATGGAAAAGAATTCCATCAGTGATCTCTTCTTCTGGTTGATGCTTGACGATCTTTTCAAAATGATCTGCCAGGTGCTGGGCCACGGTTTTCTGCTCTTCTTGATATACATCTGGGTATTTGAATGGGTAATAAATTGGTTCGGACATTTGTATCCTTTCTGATGTTTCACGCATTTGTTCCACGACGAGACTTGACAAGACGATTAATTACATAAGTCGTTTAATGCCAATGCGAGATCCTCCGTTTTAGGGCCCTTTTCAAAAACTATTTTAAAATAATTTTTTGATCAGAGAATTTTTTTAAAAATTGTTGTAACTGTTGCAAAAAATGTTTCACGCAGACAGCGACGAGAAACGATATGTTATAATATAATATAGGTTGTTCTTTGACATAGGGATGGTGAAAGGAAAACATGAACCACGAACTCCAATGGGACCTCGGTGTAGGCCGTCGTCAAAGCGAAGGCTACATCGCCTTCTCTAATAAACTGAAGGAAAACAAATGCCACATGATCGGTTGCACCGAGCTTGGGCAAAGTTTCGCAGAGAGCTGGGTATGCCCAGACAAGAAGATCGGTTTTATTCTCATGGACTTCCTTCTTGATGGTGCCGATGTATTTGCACAAGTCGCACCACACTCCAGGAAAATAAAACAAGTTGAATCTGAATTAGATAAACTGTTTAAATAAATCCATCCACTATGTCAGAGAGCGATCCTAAAAACTTCGATTGTTTTCGTATTCATTCCCATCTTCAGATTTCTTCCTACCAAACAGCTTCTTCATCATTCTATGAATTGGATGCATTCGATGTCCCTTGTCTCTTTGTTTAGCCAGCACCTCTCGCTCACGATGTCCTGGTAAGCCGATCTCTGGCCCATCCACCATCCCAGGGCCCAAGCTAGGAGAAGGCCCAGGAGAAGGACTAGGAGAAGGATAAGGATCTTTCTGGCAGTCTTCATCATAGAGTGCTAACCTCTTCTTTCTTCTTAGCTTTTCTTGCCTTCCTTGGTGAGGCTGGTACTTTGATCTGCTGTACATGCTTTTGCTTAAGATTGATGCGACTTGCTTTTTTCTTTTTGGCATGTTGCTCCCTTAATCTCGCATCACGAGCTTGTCCAGCCATCGAGTGCAAGAAACAGTAATGGTTTTTGTTGTATGCTGAAAGCCATGTCTTACATTTCGGCATGTGGCATCGCCTTGGCTTTGTGTTGTGATCGATCTCATGTGCATCATTGTTGCTGAATCCGTGTAATTCCGTGTCAGACACTGGCATTGGATCTCCTCTCTCTTATTAACTGGGCCTCGATCTTTGAGAATTGAGATCCGTTTGATCCTGGGTATCGCCTCTTAAGAAAATCATCTACGATCCACCAGGCTTTGTCTGGCATTCCCTTCATGCATGCCTTGATCATGTCCTCTGTTGCAATCTTTCCGAGCCTTGCCTCGACGGTGACCTTGAGTGCTTTGAAGTCCACAAATTCGGCCTTCTCTTTATTAGCTGGTCCAGATCCTGGATCTTCCTTATAATCAACCCAATCGCTCCAGTTATTGAACCATGTGCTGGCATTCTGGATGTATTTGTTTGCGACTCGCTCCGATCCCAGGTAGTTGTCCAGGGCCAGATTGATCTTCTTTAGGTCCTCTCCAGTCTTTACAGAGGCTTTGAAGTGCCTAAAAGCTTCCTTCTTGCCGATCTTTTTAGGGTAACGGACATATATTTTATTAAACATATTAACTACATTTATATTTTCATTTTCATTTTCCATATGTTCTACATATGTAGCTCCGTCTTTTTTCTTGGAAGTATTGTCATACCTATGGGATATGTTCTTTCTTCTTGATTCAGAGTAACTTTTTCGCTTTAAACTTTCATTTTCTAAGCGAGCATTGAAGTACATTCCTTTTTTGTCCTTCTTAAACTTAGAATATACATCTTCTACATATGTACTACATATGAAGAGCATGTCTTTCTCGGATAATCTGCCCTTCTGGTGCTGGAGACACAATAGCTTGATGTACATTCCAGTGTGCTCATGGCTCATTGTCATGGTGCCAGCTAGAAAATCCGAGGTGTAAAACAGTACGGCTGGATCTTTAGCCACAGTACACCTCACTTTCAATATTAGAGAGCCACCTGGGAAAAGGATACCAAACGGATTTGGTAGGCTCATGTTCTGGGGAACAACCCAGGTGACTCATAGATTTTTTCTTTTGAATTATTTGTGATCCGTTCATTGTTTTTATGCTCCCCATAAACATGTTAAGCATTCTACTCTTAAGTACATAAATGTCAATAGGATCAGAGGCCTATTTTGTCGTCGAGCTAAAAAAATATATGGGTGTTTAAAAATAAATACATTTTATTTCTTGAAATAAGTGAGTTTTTCACTCATACTAATATTGTGTTCAACTACTGAACACTAAATGAGTTAGGGATCGTATGATTACAAAACCACTACATCCAGACGCAATCGAAAAAGTTTACTTGCGAGGCCGTGGTGAATTTTCTCTACACTCAAATAATTCTTTCCAACGGCATTTGCAGAAATTGCACCAGGCCGTTTCAAATATAAAGATGCACATTCGCACTGGCAACATAACCAAAAATAAAATGCGTAATCTCTTCCGTGAAGTGCATCGATCTAATCCATTATGGTACTAAATTATGGGCATGATCCCAGCAGAACAGACAATAGCGATAATCGAAGCCACGAAATCTGATCCAAATTACTGGCAGATCGCTTTAGTCGCTCTGATCGGCATCATCCCTGGCTTGATTTGGGTGTTCATGAAGATGAAAAAAAAAGGGTAATCCCTTTTGATCATGACTGGAACAGACCAACTCATAATCTCGATTGATCAAGGGGAGAACACTCATGAAGAAATTAATGATCCTGGTTTTATGTTTGTGTGTGATCGGCTTAGTCGGATGCACAAAAGAGGCAGAGGCAAGAGGCTATAAGGATGTTTGTGATTCACCGATGGCTGGAATCTTTAATAAATGCATCGATACATCCTATGAAGAGAATAAAGAGGATTGGGATTATGGTGCTTATTTGCATCTGATCCTTTTTGAAGCCGAAGAAAAGAATTGGGAAATCGGCCTCTGGAATACATATGAACATCAACGAGAAGAGTTTACATCTCTGATCGGAGCTAAAATATATTTGAATCGTTTGTTTAAAAAATAGGACACTGTAGAGAAAAGTGAACATATGTCTAAAGGGAATGGAAAACTAAAAGAAAACAAGGCCAAGAAAGCTGGTCAGCCTTCTAAATTTGAGGATTTCATGAGCATTGGGATCCTCGAAGGCCTTTATCGTGAAGGCTTTACAGATAAACAAGTCGCAAAGCTTATCGGTGTGACTGAGCAGACGATCAACAATTGGAAAAAAGCTCATCCGAAATTCTTTGAGTCCTTAAAAGACTGGAAAGCTGAAGCAGATCATGAAGTTGTGAATGCCTTATTTAAGTCGGCTCTTGGCTTTACAACAAAACATAAAAAGGCGATCACGGTATCAGACGGTGCTCAGACTGGTGCTCATGTTGAGTATGTGACCGAGCATCACCAGGCTCCACCGAATGCCACATCGATCATATTTTGGCTGAAGAATCGCCATCCAGATCAGTGGGCAGATAAGAGGGAGCTCAATATTAAAGTCAATCTCGCTGAAGAGATCAGTGCTGGCAGACAAAGGGTAATCGATGGACTCAGAGCAAATCCAAATTGATCATGAGGCAGAGCTGAAGAAAGATATATCCAGCCAAACACTGGATCCGTATTCTTTTGTGCTTTATGCTTTTCCCTGGGGACAAGGTGAGCTCAAAGATTTCCCAGAAGGTCCAGAAGATTGGCAAAGAGATGTTCTGATCAAGATCTCTGATGCACTGAAGGCTGGCTACATCACTGTTATGGAAGCAATCCAGATCGCAGTGGCCTCTGGTCACGGCATCGGCAAGTCAGCACTCGTGGCCTGGATCATTCTCTGGGCCCTTTCAACATTTGAAGATACAAAAGGGATCGTCACAGCCAACACAGAGACACAGCTAAAGACAAAGACCTGGGCCGAGCTCGCTAAGTGGCATCGCTTGTGCATAACGAAATCATGGTTCACATTCACAGCGACGGCAATCTATTCTAATCAGCCAGAGCATGAGAAGACCTGGCGATGTGACATGGTTCCCTGGTCTAAAGAGAAGACCGAGGCATTTGCTGGCCTTCACAACAAAGGTAAGCGATTGTTTGTGATCATGGACGAGGCATCAGCGATCCCAGACAGCATATGGGAAGTTACTGAAGGAGCTTTAACTGATGAAGAAACGGAAATTATGTGGTTCGTCTTCGGCAATCCTACACGCAATCAAGGTCGATTCCATTCTTGTTTCAATACTTTTAAACACCGATGGAACCATCGACAAGTTGACAGCCGAAAGGTTCGCATCACCAACAAGGAGCAAATCGCAAAATGGGAAGTGGACTATGGGGAAGACAGCGACTTCTTCCGTGTTCGTGTCAAAGGAGAATTTCCACACTCTAGTGATCATCAATTTATTTCAACATTGCTTGTCAATAATGCTAGAGGAAAACATCTCCGAGAAGCAGATTACAATTTCGGTGCTGTGATCATAGGTGTTGATCGAGCCTGGAGTGGTGACAATGAAACAAAAGTATACCTTCGACAAGGCAACATGTGTAAGAAGCTCGGCACATTCATTAAGGATGAAGACGATGGACTCGTCGCTGGGCATGTTGCGAGGTGGGAGGATGAACATAAAGCTGATGCTGTATTCATAGACTTTGGATACGGTACTGGCCTCTTTTCATTCGGAAAGCAGATGGGCAGACAGTGGAAGCTCGTCGCATTCGGTGGGAAGTCTGATGATCCCATGTTCGCTAATAAGCGAGCTGAGATGTGGGGAAAGATGAAACAATGGCTGAAGGACGGTGGAGCAATCCCAGA